ACAATCACCCTGAATGTAGAATCATTGATGCGTTCATCTATCTCGACTGTATCGATGACGAGTCCGTTATATGCGGCGTCCGCCGCCGCTCTGACGCCGCTGATGGCGTCTTCTTCGTCCGAGGCGTCGAAAGCAATGTAAGGAATGCTTGCGTCCGTATAATCACCCTCGCCGTTGACAGTCTGAGACTGATCGAAAAATGCTTTTGATACCTGCGCCATATTTTAACCTTTCTTATTGAAAAACCAGGCCGGAGTTTTTCTCCAGGAGCTTGTTTGTTTTCTGTGTGTTTTTACTAATTTCCTCGGTTGCGGCGGCAGTGCGTTCAGCGGCGCCGCCCTGTCCGACTCCGCCCCAAGCCATGAAGCGTGCGACGTATGGATTGAAAGAGCCTGTGACGTCAGCGACCTTATTAATCGCGCCTGCGGAACCGCCGATTTGATTTTTGACGTCGCCTACTTTTTTTCCTCTGGCGGAATGAGTTTTACTTGTTTCTGCTCTTGTTACGGCGTCATTATATTCCTGCCGGGCCTTTTCGAGGGCTTCGCGGGCCTGTCGCGCGGCGGCGGCGGAGCCGGAGCCGATTTGAGCGAGTTCGCCTGCCAGCTCGCCAGCTAAAAGATCCTGAGCCTCTCTGCGTACCGTTTCAGTGGCGGCGTTCGATTTATTGGCCTTTGCGGAAGACTCCGAGAGGGCGGCGTTCAGGCGGTCGCGCGACTCAGTGTTTTTCTGATTCATTTCCTTGTCGACGAGTTTGTAGGCGGCTTTGGCGTCTATGCTTTTGTCAAACATGCCCATGAAGGAAAGCCAGCCTTTCTGGAGGAACGCCTGAGAAGCGTTCCACGCGCTTTTAAGTTCATTCAGGAAGATATTCCAGATGTCTAACAGGAATGAAACGGTGTCAGTCCAGGCAGTTTCCAGCCCGGCCCATGCGTCTGTAATAATTGATACCGTGCCGTAAAAGATTTTAATTGTTGTCCGCTGGTACCACGCCGAAAAATCGGCCCAGTATGTTTTGAGTTGATAAACGCCTGCCTGCCAGACGGCGTTAAGGGCCGCCCAGAGGATTTTAGCGGCCAGGGAAAAATCACCGGAGATCATGGCGTCGGATATGGCGCGCCATGTCTTAAGGGCGAAATCTTTCAGGACGCCGAATTTTTCTCCGAGCCAGGCGAGGGCCGCTCCGCCGAGTCCGGTGAAATAAAGGATTGCGGTCCCCAGTGCGGTGACGGCAATAACGATGAGGCCGACGGGCGAGAGGATTGCGGAGATGACGGCGGCCCCTGCGGCAAAGACAGCCATTACGCCGCCCCAGGCCGCGGACAGGATGGCGATAGCTACGGAAACAGTTTTTACGGTTATTGCAATGGCGGCGAGGGCGGCGCCTGCGGCGAGCACTGACCCCGCCATGGCGGCCAATGTCAACACCAGCCTTTTATTTTCGACAATCCATTCCCGGGCAGCAGACACGTAAGATAGAATCGTATTTAAAGCTTTAACCAGGGGTTTCGACATGATTTCGCCAATAGCGGTAAAGACTGATATCCCGGCCTGTTTCAGACGGGCGAATGAAGTTGAAAGCAGTTTTGCCATTTTATCGTAAGCCTCGGCAGTCGTTCCGGCGCGTGTTTTCATCACATTAATATCGGCAATGAAACCTCCCATATTCTGCAACGCAGGAAGCGCTCCGCGTAACGCCCTTACATTTGGGAAAAGCGTGGATATTTCGTCGGGAGAAAGTTTAGATATTTTCCGAAAAACACCAAGCAATCCTTCACTCTTCAGAGTGGCAGACGACATTTCGAACCCCAATGCTCTTGCATAGTCGGCCCCCTCTTTCACCGGAGATAAAAAACTCGTAATAATTGCGCTCAGGGCAGTAATCGCGTTGTCAGTATTCACGCCGTTTCGGGTCATTGTCGCCAGGGCGGCGCCGAATTCATCCAGGCCTATTCCGGCAGTTGAGCAAGTGGTTGCGACCATCCCCACAGCAGGGGCAAGTTCCGCAAAGGTTGTTTTGCCTCTCTTGACAACCTGGAACATCCAGTCTGATACGTCACCAGCCTTTTCCGCCGATAATCCATAAGCATTTAGGAGAGTTGTAATAGCGTCCGCCGCCACTCCGGTGTCAGTAAGCCCGGCCTTTGCGGCCTTGGCTGAAACATTCAGAACATAGAGGGCTTTTTCCGGGGCGATAGAGGCGGAGAGGATATCATACAAGCCTTTAGCCAGGGAGTCAGTGCTCTCGCCGAATTTAACAGCCATTTTTTCGATACCTTCAGAGAAGGCTGCCATATACCTGGCGGGATTATCAAGCATTGTCGATACTTTTGCCATTTGCGATTCGAAGTCCGAAAAGGCCTTGACGCCAGCGGCGAAAGGAGCGAATATTGCAGTTCCGGCCAGCATAGTTTTTTTAGAGACATCCTCCAGAGAGGAGCCGAAGGCTTTAAGCTCCGCGCGGACGACATTCAAGCCCCGTATGGCCTCTTCCGACTTTAATGCCATTCTGACAAAGATAGAGCCTGCGCGTATGCCGGACGAAACACTCATCTTGCACCTCCTTTAACGAAGATGTCTTTAAGTATTTTTATGTTTTTGCCTTTTAACATTATTTTTTTTTCTTTTCTTTTTAGAGCGTACGGATTAAGTTCCGCCGGGCTTATCGCTCGCTGCTTGCCAGGGTCGCGATTGACATTGTATATCAATGACAGCAGCGACGCCGTATGGTCCCAGGAGTCCCGGCACCTGGCGTTGACCATCAGGAGCAGCTCCCGGAGGGTCAGAGGCCCGGGGTCGACCCCGACGATCCCCGCAAACTCCCAAATGAGTCTATACAGTTGTTCATTATCATATTGAGCTTGTTGTCGAGTTCCGGGCTGTTGATGTAAGTCACAGCCAGTTCCACCGCCTTCTGCTTTACGCCCCTCCATTTCTCCAGCGCCATTTTCATGGGGCGGCGCTCGTCCTCCGGGAAGAACTCGACAAGTTCCTCCAGCATGGCGGCCGTGGCATCCGATATAGCATTACCGGCCATCGCCGCGCCGAAATCCTCATCTGTAATCCCGGCGGCGTCCGCATCGGGCTTGCATATAACGTAGATAATATCGCAGAGCAGCACCGGATCTGACGACAGTTTTTCGATAAGTTTATCTTCGAGAGCTCCAAGGAGATTAACTTTCATCAGCGACTTAACCCTCTTGACGGTCGATATATTCACGTTAAGCGTCCATATGCGGCCTTTATTGTCCATAAAAGTTTTCATGCCGCTTTGACTCCCGAGATTATGAGTTGATATACCGTTCCCAACGCGCTGGCGACGGTAAGTTCGTCCGCGCTCTCAGCGGTGACGCTTATTCCGGCGGGGCCGAAATCCAGGAGAAGGCACGCGCCTGCGGGAAGCGTGACGCTGCCTGTCGCAATGCCGAGGGAATCTCCAGCGACAGTCAGGGGATTAGTTCCGGAGTTTTTAACTGCCAGGGCTTTTATTTTAGAGAAAGCAAAAGCCGTGCCGAAGATATCGGACATGGAAGTGCCAAGGTCGTAAGTATGAGTCCCGGAAGAGGTCAGCGTCCTGTCGTCCGTGAACGCGCTGTCTATCTGTCCGGAGGCGGCTCCGCTGGCGTATGTAGCCGAATGAGAGATCGAGGCAGAACCGTTGAGGTTTGCCAGTTCGTCTGTTTTAGTTCCCGTCACTTCAATCGACACTTTGATTTTAGATGTGTAGGCCATTTTATTTATGCTCCTTTTTTAGTTTTTTTATTATTCTTTCCAGCGGGGGGCGCGCAAGCCCGTCCCCTGGGTGGGTTTTGCCGTTACGGACACCTTCATGGCGTCTTCGAGCGGCTCGCTGCGGCTGAACTTCGTTATGGAGAAGTCGGCGTCGAGGCCTTCGCCGTCCGCGCCGTCCAGCGCGGCAAGAGCGATCGCTGTGTTGTTGAAATACGCGTTTTTAATGGCGTCGAACCCGGCGTCGCCCGGTTCCCAGATCATTTCCCATTCGATGCTGCCGCTTTTAAGAGTGGCGGCAGTTGCCTTCCAGCCGTTGCTCGCCCTCGTAGTAACGTCCGCCTCGCCGTTCTCCACACTGACAGTAATATCCCTGACATTAGTCATTTCATTCGTAGCCAGCGACCCGGCGGCGCCGTAATAGAGTTTTCCCTCAAAACCAAGTTTCATTTTTTAACCTTTCATATTGGTTGATATTGCTTTAATTTCTAACATATACGCGGCGCATTTGCCGCCGACGGCGAGAGGCCGGAAGGATTCCGGCAGATACGCGACGCCGTTTATAACGAGAGGCCGCCTTGCTTCTCCGTCGCAGAACAGATCAAGGGTCCCCTCAAGGACATTCCACAGGGACAAGGCCCTGTTGTCGCCTTCGCGACGGAAACTGTCAATCACGGCGATTCCCGGCGAGAGCTTCCTTGTCGATCTCTCGGCGTTGATTTCGCCGGGGCCCATGCA